CTGAATCGGAATCTACCGGCGACGACCGTGGTCTATTTTCGCCAAAAGCTGACACCGATAGTGCCGCAAACGAGTCGCTATCAGACGTTTCTGCTGATGATGACACAACCGACATTGCCGACGAAGAGGATACGACACCGCTTCCGAAAGGCATGGTGGCTGTGCCAACCATTACGCGGGAAATGGCTACCGCATTTACGGTGGCTGATGCTGAAGGGGCTATTGAGCCACCCGACCTGACCATCGAGTTTACTGCGAACGGCAAAAGCCGCCGCGAACCGTTGGATAAGGTCGTCAAACTCGCTCAGTGGGGCGTGTATAACCACGAAAAGCACCAGCAAGCGGAAGCCGCGATGCAACAGGCCGAAGCGTTGCAGGGGCAAATTCAGCAATATGATGCAACGGTACGACAAATGCAGTTTGAACGCCAGCAACTATTGACGAACGATGACGCCTATTTGAATGCACGGGCGGCTTTCGAACAGCAAAACACTCCGGAAGCGCGGCTCCAAATGGAGCGCCAACAATTGCAATCGCAACGCGCCCAGATGGAGTTTTCGCAAGCCCAACAGGTGGGCACGCAGTTCTTAGATACCCGTGTGGAACCCGCACTCGAATTGATTGCGAGTGCCCTTCCCACGGTCAGCAAAGAAGAACTTGCCGCACGAGTCTTGCTGGTGGCAAACCGCTACACCGTCCAAACCCCGTTCGGGGCGATTATCAATCCGCAAGCCCATACACAGATTGCTGAGGCCATTCGAGATGATATCGTGCCGTGGGCGCAACAAGTGCATGACCAGCGCAACAATGAGCGGTCGGCATTGACTGCTGGACAATCGAAAAAGACCCAAGCCCTGCAAGTGGAAGCCCAGAAAGCAAAGAACATGGCCGCGCGTGCCATGAAAGCTGTGGGACATTCAGGGCCTCAGAGCAAGAACCGCCCACCAATCAAGACCATGGATGATGCGATTGCGGATTCGATTCGCTCCTCGTTGGAATCGATTGGTTTGCGATAACCCTTTTCTACTACTACGACCATGCCAGCACCTACTGTAATCTCTGATGCCGACCTTAGTGGTCTGCTGAAGAACCTGTATAACAACTACCGTGAGAAGGCCCAGAACCTTGTCACTCCGTTCTTTGCCCAGCTTCAGAAGGCAAAGTCTGGTGGCCCCCGCAATCTGCGATGGGGCGGGAACGGCGCGTATTGGGATGTGGTCACGGGCCGTCCGGCTGGTGGCACTATCTCGTCGAGCGGCTATTTCCCGCCCGACACGTTTGCGCAGGAAAAGCAAGCCAACACGGGCGTTGCTCGTGCGTATGTGACCCGTCAGATTGACGGCCTTGCGTTCCTTGGCACGCAATCTAAGGACGCCGCGTTTGCGACGATTGCCGAAAAGACCCTTCAGGAAATCCGTGAAGCGTCGGCTCTGCTTATGGAAGCGGCCCTCAATGGGTCGGGTCAGGGTACGCTTGCCACGGTGGGCACTGTGACGGATACGGTGACTATCATTGTGAGCAACCCTTACGGCGTCACGGGCGCTGGTCAGGGCTCGCTCCTGCTCTCGCCGGGTGACTACATTGCCGTTCGTAACTCGACGGGCGCGACCCTCCGTGGCAAGGCGAGCATTTCGTCTATTGCCGTGTCGGGCACCAACTCCACCCTGACGCTTTCCGCGTCGGTGGGCGGCATGGTTGCCGCTGATATTGTGGTCAAGGCGACCACATCTGACGATGCGTTCTCGGCTACTGCTGGCGTGAACCAAATCAACGGACTTATCAACATCACCAACCGTGGCGGAAGCTACGGCACCCTGCATAGCCTTGCCGCCAGCACCTATCCGATTTGGGATGCGGTGCGTCTTGTGGCGGGCACGGATACCCCGGATGCTTCGACGCCTACTGAGTCGGATATCTGGACGCTGATGCAACGCGTCAAGGGTCTGTCGGGGAAGGACCCGTATGCGCGTCCGCAGGAGTTCCTCCTGATGGCGACTCCGGGTATGGCGAAGGCGCTGATGGAGTCGATGATTTCCCAGCGTCGCTTTGAAGCGCGTGATGCGGCGGTTGAGCTGAAGGGTGGCTACAAGGCCGTCAGCATCTGCGGCATTCCGATGTTTGAGAACATGTACTGCCCGGCTGGTACCATCTACCTCGTCCATCTCCCGTCGTTGGCGTGGGTGGATGCCAAGGATTGGGGTTTTGTCGAGTTTGAAGGTGCGGGTCCGTGGCGTTGGATTCAGGGCCGCGATGCGTTTGAGACGACCTATGGCTACTACGGTAACCTTGCGTCGCTTATTCGTAACTCGCACGGCTCTATTACTTCGTACACGAACGACACCACGTTCTACACCCACGTTATCTAACCGATAACGGCGCGGCAGGATGGGGGCAACTCCCCATCCTGCTTCGCAGGGTTCACCTAGGAGAACTGGAATGAGTGCTTTTACGTCGATGTTCCGTCCCAAGCCGGGAAATTTTGGTCAGAATCTGACCGTTGAATCCGTGGTTATCGGAACGGGTGGGACCAGTGTGGCAAACAGTGCCACCACATCGGTGTGTATTTCGACACCGATGCGCAAGTGCCAGTTGATTGGTTTGGCTATCAATGGCTTGGTCGCCGGTGCGTCAACCAGCGCCCTGACCATTCAAGGATTTAAGCGCGATAACAGCATTGCATCCCCAGCGGATGTGACGCTGACCGCAACTAAGAGCATCAAGTCGGATGTGATTTCGACTCTGCAAAAGTCGTACACCGTAGCGATTACGGGAACGGATGCGGGAACCATTTTGCAAGCGGGTGACGTTTTGCGTATTGACGTAGTTGCGGCGGGTACAGTGACGACGCAACCCACGGTCAATGTGGTCGCCACGTTTGCGATGATGAACTAAGTATGGGCCTCGTGCTGAACCAGCACGGCACCCCGGAGCCGCCCAGCGATGTGCTGGCGCGGCTTCGGCGTGTCCATCCCGCGCTGTCGTTGCGGTGGTCGCAAATGCCAAACCGTCCATGGTCCATGACATGGGAATGGCCAGAAACTGATGCGCGGTGGGGCCGTGTGCGGTCCAACGAAATTTCCCCAGATGCCGCGTATGATATTATTGGGTATTTGCCAACGGACTGCCCGATTGACCAAGCGGGTGCGTATGTGGAAAACGCCTTGAAGCAGTATCCACGTGACGAAGTGCGCAAGGTGCGGGAGCGCATGCACAAATGGAACGAAGTAGACAAGCCCAAAGAGCAAATGAACGAAGTGTTGACGGACACAATGGACAATATCGGGGCCGAGCGTCGGCAAAAAAACCCGCGTCGGCAACGGGTCACGATTACACCCGCGAGCTAATTTATGGCATATACCGTCAGTCAACTGATTACCAACACGCGCGAAATGATGGACGCCGCGAATTCTACGCGGTGGACTGACGCATTTATTACCACGGTTTTGGGCATTGTGCATAGCCGCGAATACTCCGGTATTCTTGGGGCAAACCCGTATTACCGATTTGCCCAGCGGGATGTCACGACCGACAGTGAAAGTAAAATCCCCTATACCGACCTGAACGGGGGAAGCGGCGATACGGCGGAAACGTTGTATCGCATCCTCGGTATTGTGGATGGTTTTACGGTGTACCGCCAAACGGAGTTTCGGTCGGTCCCGTTGGCGACACAAACGAATTATGACAGCCCATACCAACGGCTGTGGTACGATGCAGGGTCAGATATCCAGATTCTGCCTGTAACAAGCAATCTTGCCTTGACCATTACGGTCAATTATACCCCGCCTCGCCCAGACCAACTCAGTACGTCCTCAGTTGTGGTAGATTTCCCTGAGGGCCATGAAGTCATTCTGTGGCTCGAAGCGGCGGCGATGTTGCTCGAAAAGGGTGCGGCAGAGTCGGATGCCGCGCAACGAATGCGTGCGATGGCAGAAGCAGAACGCAAGCAGATGTATCAAGATTTGACGCGACGGGCCGCGCGCCCAACGTATTTCGGTTATCCTGACCTCGCCGCAGAATGGGGCGGCATGGGGATGTGGTAAATGACAGTACGGCCACCATCGCAGGATTCGCAACAGGGATTTTCGGGTGGCTTGAATAGCACCTCTGACCCTAGTGCGGTTGCACCCAATCAAATGGTGCGGTCGGATAACGTGCGCCTTGCTGATTACGGGGCCGCCACCAAACGTGGGGGCACTCAGCGCATCCACACAACAACGCTGGGCGCACATAGCGTCAAAAGCGGGTATGCGTGGCGCAAAGATACGTCAACCGTGTACGGGTTGGTGCAGTTCAACGGCGCAATGTATTCATTCACGTGGGGCACATTCCCGCGCACGTTGACCAACATTGGCGTGGTCAGTGATGTGGCGGTGAGTGGCGCGGCATTTCGGGATGGGTCGGCAAACGTCGTGTATTTGGCAAGCGGCGGTGCGCTCAAGAAGTGGGATGGCACCACGTTTACCAGCATTGCGACCGCTGTGCAAGCCACGGGCGTTGCCGTGTATCACGAACGGTTGTGGGGGTGGGGCGTTGCCGGGTCACTCGATTCGGTGTTTTATTCGGCGCTCGATAACGGCGATACGCTGGGCGTCGGCGCATCCAGTGGTGGACAAATCATTGTGCGCACGTTTGGTCAGCGCAACATTGTGGCGTGTGCGGCGGTCAATACGTCCTTGCTAATTTTTCACAATCGCGGCATTTCGCGGTTGACCGGATACGGGCAAAGCGACACGACGGTATTGCCCGAAGCGGTAACGGCAGACGTGGGGTGCGTGGGTCAACAAGCCGTCTGCGTGTACGACAATATCGCGTACTTTGTGTCCGAGCGTGGGTTGTATCAGGCTAACGAAAACAACGTCCAGCCGGTTGCCACGCCTGAACATCCCGACCCGATTATCAATTATTTGCAAGCGTTGTCGTCTGCCAATCTTGCCGCCGTGGTGTGCGCGTTTAATCGCCGCACCCGCGAAGTGTGGATTGCGTTGCCGGGAACGGGCATCTTTGTATATCACACGGTTATCAAAGCGTGGAGCGGCCCGTTTCAAGATGGATACTTGAGTCCCGATACCACGGCCCTGTTTGAAATGGTGGATAGCAACAACCAGCCAATTTTCTGCCGTGGGGATGATTCCGGGTGGGTCAGCCAATGCGACCCCGGCGGCGTGTACGTCGATAATATGGCGGCGGCTGGCACGGGGGGCACGGTGTACAATGCGGTGATTCAATGTCACCGGATGTATTGCGGCGACCCGACCACCGCTAATGCGTTTATCTGGGCCAAGATTTTGGCGGCACTTGGGGGGTCAAATAGCGCGTCGTTGTCGTGGAATACGTTGACGGACGCAGGGACGGCGCAGATTGTGTCTGGCGCGTCTGGTTTGGCGTGGGGCGCAACGACATCATCGTGGGGCGCGGGCACGTGGGGTGTGGGTGGACAGTCGCCGTACTATGTCCGGTTGTCTGGCACTGGCCCTTTTGTGGATATTACGATTACAGACTCTGGGCAAGCCGGGGCGATTTACGCTTCGGTTGAAGTCACGTCCAAGATTTACGGGAGACGCTAATGGGACTCGTCAGTACGCACCAACTCAGCACGTTTACAACGCCAGTCAACGGCACGTCGCCCATCGACGCCAATCAAGTCAAAGGCAACGACAACTCTATCAAAACGTCGTATAACGCGCACGACGCCGACACGACTATCCATTTGCAAAGTGGGGCCGTTGCCACACGTCCTGCCGCCAGCACCGCAGGACAAACGTGGCTGGCAACGGACAGCGGGGCCGTGTATCTGTGGCTGGATAACGGGTCGGCGTGGGTCGAAGCTAACTACCTACGGAGTACGGGTGGGACGGTGACGGGCAACGTGTTGATAACGGGCACCCTTGGCGTGACGGGTGCGACTACGTTGTCATCGACGCTGACCATTGGCGGCGTTACGTACACGTTCCCGGCATCGCAAGGTGCCAATCAGTACCTCAAGACGGATGGGTCGGGCAACTTGTCGTGGGTGACGTTTCTCGAAACCCTTGCGTTGACTGATTTGTCCGATGTGACCATTACGTCGGTTGCGTCTGGACAGTTCCTGTTGTACAACGGCACGGTGTGGGTCAACGGCACCAACGGGTCGGCGCTGACCACGCTCAACGCCAGCAACTTGTCAAGCGGCACGGTCAACACCGCGCGTGTTGCGGGGTCGTACACGGGCATTACGGCAGTTGGGACGCTGACGGCTGGCGCGATTAGCACAGGGTTTACGGCGATTGCAGATACGTTCCTTGCGACGATTTCCACCGCAAGCAAGGTCAGCAA